GACGATCGAGGCGGGCGAAGAAAAGCCCGTAACCAAGGCGCAGGTCGAAGCGGTGGAAACTGGCGCGGCCGAGGCCGAGCGGATGGACGCCCCCGCCGGGGGCATGACGATGGCGAAGGCGGCGGCGGCTGATAAAGCCTACTCCGCTCAGCTGAAGCGGTTGAAGTTCGAGCAGCTGAAAGGCTCTCTGGTCAGCCGCAAGAAGGTCGAGGCCCATATCTACGATGTGGCGCGTCGGGAACGGGATGCTTGGATGCAGTTCCCGGCAAAAAAGGCGGCGTTGATGGCCGCCGATCTGGGCGTGGACGCCCACCTAATGGAGCAGGTGCTCGATCGGTTTATCCGCGATCACCTGATGGAGCTCGCGGAGATTAAAATTGACATCTCCGCTTCCTGATTACGACGGCGCGGCGGATATCCTGCGCGCCTGGCACTCTGGGCTTGCCCCTGACCCGGCCATGACGGTCGACGCATGGGCGGATGAGCACGCCTATCTGCCGCAGGAGGGCGCAGCCGAGCCGGGTAAGTACCGGGTCGCGCGGGCACCGTTCCTGCGCAAGATCATGGAGACGCTGTCTCCCGAGCATTGGGCCACGAAGGTGGTTTGGTCGAAGTCGGCGCAGGTCGGGGCCACGCAGGCGGGCATCGTCTGGATGGGCTACGTCATGGACGTCTCGCCCGGCGCGATGCTGGCCGTCCAGGCCAACGAGGCGGCGGCAAAGAAGCTGTCGCGGCAGCGTTTGGACTCGTTCATTCGCGTCACGCCGCGGCTGCGGGACATCATCGCGCCCCAGAAGGGGCGGGAATCCGCGAACACCATGTTCGAGAAGTCGTTTCCGGGTGGCCACCTGTTCATTCAGGGCGGCAACTCGGCGGCGGGCCTGCGGTCGATGCCGATCCGCTATGTCCACCTCGATGAGGTAGACGCCTATGAGGAGGACCTCGACGGCGAGGGCGATCCGGTATCGCTCGCCGAGGCCCGAACCATCACATACGGGCGCCGGAAGAAGATCTTTATCTCTTCCACGCCGACGATCCGGGGCGCATCGCGCGTGGAGCGGGAGTTCGAGTTGACCGATCAAAACCGCTACCATGTGCCCTGCCCGCATTGCGGCGCGCTGCAATGGCTGAAGTTCGAGCGGCTCAAGTGGGAATGGGGCAAGCCTCGGACGGCGGCCTACCAGTGCGAGCACTGCGACGAGTTTATAGAAGAGCGATACAAGACGTGGATGCTCGATCCTGCCAACGAGGCAGCGTGGTTGCCGACGGCTGATCCGGCCATGGTCGAAAAGGCCCGCGAGGCGAACGTGATCGGGTTCCATATCTCGGGGCTATATTCGCCGCTCGGGTGGCTCAGCTGGGCCGATATCGCGGCGCAGTGGGAGGATGCCCAAGGGCACGCGGGCGAGCTCAAGACGTTTAAGAACACGATCCTGGGCGAAAGCTGGGAAGAGCGCGGCGAGGCGCCCGATTGGCAGCGCCTGTATGAGCGCCGCGAGCAGTGGGATATGGGCCAGGTGCCGGATGGCGTCCTGTTCCTGACCATGGGCGTTGACGTCCAGCGCGGCTCGGGCGGTCACGGTTGGCTGGATTGCCATATCTGGGGCTGGGGCCGCAACGGCGAGTCTTGGCTGGTCGATCACCGCCGCATCGAGGGCGATGTGGTGCAGGAGGCGGTTTGGGATGAGCTCACCGAGCTCTGCGCCGAAACCTTCACCTGCACGAGCGGGGTTGAAATGGGAATCGCCCGCGTCGGGATCGACACCGGCGACGGTATGACCACCGATGTGGTCTATTCGTGGTGCCGACGCATGGGCAGGTCGCAGGTGATCCCGCTCAAAGGCCGGGGCAGCTGGCAGTTCAGCGATCCGGTCAACGGGCCGAGCTATGTCGACGTGAACGAGCGCGGCAAGAAGATCAGAAACGGCGTGGCGCTGTGGAATGTCTATGTCACGCACTTCAAATCGGAAATTTACGGATTTCTGCGCCTGCCGCGACCGACGGACGAGGACCTCGAAGAGGGGCACGGGTTCCCGCGCGGGTTCGTCCATGTCGGCCAAGGGGCCACCGCCGAGTGGTTCCAGCAGCTGACGGCGGAAAAGGTCGTGATCAAGGTCAACAAGCGGACCAAGTACACGCAGCCGGAATGGCACAAAACGCGAGACCGCAACGAGGCGCTGGACTGTCGGGTCTATGCCGCCGCGGTGGCGTGGCTGATCGGTGCGCACCGCTGGGATGAGAAGCGCTGGAACGACCTGGAGGCCCAGGTGAACCCGACGCTGGAGGAGCCGGAAACGGCAGGAGATACACGGCGCCCCGTGCGGCGCCCGAACAAACCCCGCCAATCCACATGGATGGGCGGTCGCAAAGGAAGCTGGTTTTAATGGCATGGTCGCAGGCTGAGCTCGACGCTCTCAAATCCTCCTACGCAATGGGTGTGACCCGCGTCGAGTACGAGGGCAAGGTCACCACCTACCCCTCGGGCGAGGACCTGCTGCGCCGCATCCGCATGATCGAGGGCGAGATCGCGGCCACCGCGGGCAAGAAGAAGCCCGTTGCCGGTTTCGCGCGCTTTTCGAGGGGCTGATCTATGTCGAAACCGACCACACCTTCCGTGCCTTGGGGCATGCGGGAACGGGCGCTGTCGCTCTTTTCCCCGCGTGCTGCGGCGCGCAGCTATGCCGGTAAGGTATCGGCTGCAAACCTGCGCCGCTCCTACGAGGGTGGTGCAAAAACCCGGCTTACCGACGGCTGGAAAGCGGGCAGCACCGCCGCCGACACCGAGATTGCCGCCGCTGGCGCGATCCTGCGCGATCGGATGCGCGATCTGGTGCGCAACAACAGCCTGGCGGCGAACGCGGTGCAGGTGCTGGTCAGTTCCATGGTCGGGCCGGGCATCCGCCCCCGCGCGAATACCGGCGACAAGGCGCTAGACAAGAAAGTGGACGAATTGTTCGCCCGCTGGAGCAAGAAATGCGATGCGCATGGCCATACCGACTTTCACGGCCTGGTGAGCCTTGCGGTGCGCGAAATGGTGGAGGGCGGCGAGGTCTTTGCGATCAAACGCCCCCGCCGCAAGTCGCGCATGCGGGAGGTTCCGCTCGAGATTGAAATTCGGGAGGCCGATCACCTGGACGCGGGCCGCTGGTCGGCCCCCAGCGATCCCTCTGTGCGCGTGGCGCAGGGCATCGAGTACGACCAGACCGGCCGCCGGTCGGCCTATTGGATGTTTCCCGACCATCCGGGGGATAATTCGCCGTCATTCCGGCGCAATCTGGTTTCGCAGCGCGTGCCGGCCGCCATGGTGGCGCATTTGTTCGAACGCCAGCGCGTGCAGTCTCGCGGCGTGCCATGGGGCACCCCCGCCCTGCGCGCCCTGCAGGATTTGGGCGATTGGCAGCTGGCCGAAATGGTCCGCAAGAAAACAGAAGCCTGCATGGTCGGCATCGTGTTCGGCGAGGACGGCGACGGCACCACCAGCGCGGCGCCGACGATCGAGGACGCGAACGGCAACCCGATCGAGCAGTTCGAGCCGGGCATGTTCGCCTATGCGCGCAACGGTAAAGAGATCAAGTTCAACACGCCGAGCAGCGCGGGCGGCACCCGCGAGTGGAACGTCGTTCAGATGCACCTTATCGCCGCGGGCTTCCGGGTGCCTTACGCTCTGCTGACCGGCGACCTGAAGGAGGCGAATTTCTCGAGCAGCCGCGTCGGGATCAACGAGTTTCGGCGCATGGTCGACTCCACGCAGTGGCTGACCATCATTCCGATGCTCTGCCAGAAGATTTGGGATTGGTTTACCGAGGCCGCTTGGACCGCCGGTCTGATCCCTTCGCCGGATATCGCGGTCGAGTGGTCGACCCCGAAGTTCGAGAGCGTCAACCCGTGGCAGGACGCGCAGACCGACCTGCTGGAAACCCGCGCGGGCTTCACGTCGCTTGCCGACCAGATCGCCAAGCGGGGCTACAACGCCGAGGATGTGCTGCGCGAGCACAAGAAGACGCTCGACGTGGCCGACGCGCTCGAGCTCGTGCTCGACAGCGATCCGCGCAAGGTCAGCCGTCAGGGCTTGGCCCAAGCCAACACACCGGGCGAGGCCGAAGAGCCGCCCGCGCCCCCGCCACCGGGCGACAATCAAGAGGACTGATCCATGCCCAAAGACACACTTGACCTGCCCCTGATCGGGCGGGCCGCGTCCGTTCGCCCGGAGACCGTCGATCGCGAGGCACGCACCGTCGATATCGTCTGGACCACCGGTGCCACCGTTCAGCGGGTTCGCTGGGAGGGCTGGGATGATCGTATCGAGTACGACGAGGAGTTGATCGTCTCGGGTAATGCCGTGCGGCTTGAGCGCCTCAATGCGGGCGGCCCGTTCCTCGACTCCCACCGTTCGTGGGGGCTGGACTCGGTGCTGGGCTCGGTTGTTCCCGGCTCTGTGCGGCTTGAGGGCGGCAAGGGCTATGCGACCATCCAGCTGACCGGCGCCGAGGATGCCTCGGGCGTCGTGCAGCGGATCCTTGAGGGCACCGTGCGGAACGTGTCGGTGGGCTATCGCGTCCACGAGTATGAGATCACCCGCAAAGAAGGCGAGCGCGAGCATTGGCGCGCCGTCGATTGGGAACCCATGGAGATTTCGGCGGTGGCAATCCCCGCCGATGCCGGAGCGCAGACCCGATCCGCCGAAGGGCGGCCGGGGATGCTCAACACCTGTGTGCTCGTTCGCGCGCAGGGCAATGCCGCGAACGCGGATCATCGAAAGGAGGCAGACATGCCGAAGAAAGAAAACGGCGCGGACGAGAATGAAGTTCGCCATGACGGTAAAGGCAAATCGCCCGAAACCGCCAAAACCACCGAGACGCCCTCCACCCCGGAGACGCGTGAGCAGCCCAAAGGCCAGACCCCTGCGCCTGCAGGAACCGAAACCCGCGGCAATGACGCCGGGGAGGCCATGCAGCGCGCGATCGCCGATGAGCGCACCCGCTCTGCGACGATCACCCGTCTCTGCCGTCGCCACGGCCTCGATGCGGAATTCGAGTCCGATCTGATCGAGCGTGGCGTGAGCGTCGATAAGGCCCGCGAGGCCATCCTCGACAAAGTGGCCGAGTCCGATCCGCTTGAAGGCCGGTCCTATGAGCCCGCGCCCGCGCAGGTTCGCCGGGAAAGCGAGCAGGAGCGCGGCTATGGCGAGGCCATGACCTCGGCCCTGATGCACCGCTTCAATCCGTCGGCGCACCAGCTGGCAGATGGCGCCCGCGAGTTCCGCGGTCTGTCCCTGCTGGAAATGGCCCGCGATGCCCTTGAGCGCCGCGGCACGCAGACGCGCGGCATGTCGAAGATGGAGCTTGCCGGTGCGGTGTTCCAGCAGCGTGCTGCCGGTTACCATACCACCAGCGATTTCCCCTCGATCCTTGCCAATGTCGCCAATAAGACGCTGCGCTCGGCCTACGAGAGCACCCCGCGCACCTTTGGTGCTTGGGCGCGTCGTGCCACCATCACCGACTTCAAGCCGGTGCAGCGCACGCAGCTGGGCGGTGCCCCTGACCTCGAGAAGGTGCTCGAGTCGGGTGAGTTCAAGTATGGCACCATGGGCGAGGCTAAAGAGGTCTACGCGCTGGCGACATATGGCCGGATCATCGGCATCACCCGTCAGACGCTAATCAACGACGACCTCGATGCCTTCACGCGCATCCCGATGGCCTTCGGCGCCTCGGCGGCCGACCTTGAATCGGACATCGTGTATCAAATCCTGATGCAGAACCCGACCATGGGCGACGGCACGGCGCTGTTCCACGCGGATCACGGCAACCTCGGCCCCGCCGCGGTGATCGATGAGGCGTCCCTCTCGGCGGCCTACCGTGCCTATGCCGAGCAGACCGGTATCGAGGGTCGCAAGATTTCGATCTTGCCCGCGCACATCATCGTGCCCCCCGGCCAGCGTGCCCTTGAGGCCCGCAAACAGATCGCGTCGACCACCCCTGCCAACACGCAGGACGTCAACGTGTTCTCCAACCGCCTCAATGTGATCGAGGAGCCCCGCCTGATCCCTGACTCCGGTCAGGACCCGTGGTTCTTGGCCGCTGATCCGTCGCGCATTGACACTGTCGAGTATGCGTACTTGGACGGCCAGGAGGGCGTCTACACCGAGACCCGCACCGGGTTCGAGGTGGACGGCCTGGAAATCAAGGCCCGCCACGACTTCGCCGCGAAGGCGATCGATTGGCGCGGGTTCTTCAAGAACCCCGGCGCGGCACCGGCCTGATCCCGATAAGGGGCGCGGACTCCTCCCCGCGCCTCTTTAAGCGCCCGGCTCTCTCATCCCTTGGTGCCGGGCGCACCCATCCATTCCATCCGAAATCCTGAAAGGACCGGAACCATGAAAAACTATATTGCACCGGGGGATATGTTCCCCTTCACAGCCTCGGGCGCTGATGTCGCCTCGGGCGACGGCGTGATGCAGGGCTCGATCTTTGGTGTCGCCGCTGGCGACGTGGCCGACGGCGGGTCCGGCGTCATGAAGACCACCGGCGTGTTCGAGTTGCCCAAGGCCGCGTCGCAGGCATGGACTGTTGGCGCGAAGGTCTACTGGACCGCAGGCGGCGAGGCCACCACCACCGCCAC